CCGGGCTTATATCATCGGTGACTAAGTATAGTCAACAACGTGTGGAAACTACACACGCTATGTCCATTCAGAACGAGTTGCTGGGTGTTTTCTGGTTTCTCGCTTCGATCCTCATTCTCGCCCTGTACATTACTGCTGTCTGGTTGCTCACGACTTTGTTTATCAACTTTCTGGTTGTCTACTTGTTGGTGGTTTTACCCTACGTTTTGGATTTTGTCCTACCGTTGGTGTTTCAATTCATCATATATTTTGTGTTCCCTTTGGTCACAGCAGTCGACTTCTTTGTTTGGGATATCATTGTCTTCCTGTTTTATCAGCCTAAACCAACTGATGCTATGGGAGAGTGCTATGGCGGTGAGTGTGGCAGTGGTGGGAGTTATAGTTATCTGGGTTCTTATCTTGTCTGGCTGAAGTTTGTCTTAACTCAGTTCGTTACGCATGTTTCGAATTTGTTTTGGGTTGGGCCTACAACGGTCGGTGCTGTTGATGTCTATCTGAGGACGCGTGGTGGACCGGTTGCACGGGGAGGTGCGGTAATGACTTCATGGTTTCATGATTTTCTGCACCAAAACTTCGTGTTGAGCTGGCTGCCTCGCCCCCTGATCACATTGGCACAAGCCATGATTACCTGGGTTCGAGGGTTTTGGTATGTTATATCCGTGGTTGTTTATGTGCAGTGGTATCTGTGCACGATAGTTCCACGAGCTCTGTGGTTCTTGGCCGGTTTGTCACCTTGGTTTTGGCATGTCTTGGTGATCCTGTCGACCGTTTTGGGAGCAGTGACAATTTTTCTCACTCTGCTTCTTTTTGTTTGGGCCACTAGAGTTTTTGTTAGGTTGGTGCGGCGAGCAATTGCCGTGACCCGCCCGGTTGTCGCAGCATGGTGGACTGCGAAACTGCAACTTGATCAGGTTGTCCGTAATGTCTTAAGTGACGTGCCCACTCCTGGATTCATTGCGTACATGCTGCCAGCACCGGTTGTCGCACCCCCATTGGAGGTGCAAGTTGTTGAAGGGAACAATAACTATATGAACCTTGTGCCGGGCGTGCCCGCCACCATTGTGAGAATTCCCCCTCCTGCTCCACCTGCACCCAAGGGTGCGGTGGCGCAGAGCCGTCTCTCCATCACTGTTCCTGCCACCATGCCTGTGGCCGCTGCTCGTGTCACTGAGGTCTTCACAGACCAATTTGTTCGAGGCGTACTTGTTCGTGATTGGAGGTGTACGAAGGAGCTTGTTCGTGTGCTGCGTGTTGAGAAGAAAGCGTGTCGGGCCAACCGCTCAAAAGACAACATCGCAGATGCCCATGACTTCCTTGTTCGCTACTGTAAAGAGCGAGGCTACGGCAAACTTGCAAATATGCGAGTCGCCGACCTTGATTTGGTAGTCCCTGCTGCCGCCGACATGGCGTTCCAGCATTGTCAGACGGATTTCTTAATCCATATGGCTAACCAAACAGTTGCGATACAGGAATGGTCTGTGCAGGTACGCGATCGGTTCATTGCTCGGGTGCTAGGTGCGGCAGGAATGCCCATCTGGCCCCTTGGCCAACCCTAGGGAGTCCCTACATTTAGCCGGGGTGTGTCTACTGTACAAGAGGTGGAGCTTGAAGATTGTCAGTTCTACCAAACACACCCGGACGTGGAGGCGGTGGAGGGGACCCCGGGGAGAAAACCTCATCGGTTGTACCGCGTCGGTGGCGTGGAACACAGGTGGGGTGCCTATGCGAATACGTTCGGAGTAGTGTTGCGTGCTGTTGTGACCCGCACAATGCCACCTACAGATGCTCACGAGCCTAAAGCAGGTGCGTTCAGGAGGTATCATTTTGTCATTGAAAAGCTTCGTGGGATGCTGCCGGAGGAGCTCGCCGCGTGGAGTTACAGCTCAGTTGTTAACTCTTACGTTGGCCGGCGCCGGAGAATTGCAGCCATGGCTGTTGAATCTTTGAGGAAGATGCCTTTGCATGAGCGAGACGCGATGTTGCGCACGTTCCGAAAGTTCGAGAAATTGGACTTTACGACTAAGCCTGTGGTCATTAATGACCCACGTGCCATTCAGCCGCGTACCAAACGCTTTAACGTGTCGCTAGCGCGGTTTACGAAACCAATTGAAGAGCGGGTGTACCGTTCGATTAATGCTATGTTCGAGTCTGAAGTGCCCAGTGTCGCCAAATGTCTCACGTTTGAAGAACGTGGGGACGCTCTCCACAGGAAGTGGGTGAAGTTTAACCGACCGGTTGCTTTCTCTATAGACGCCAAGCGGTGGGATCAACATGTCTGGGCTGAGATGTTGAGGTTAGAACATGGCTTGTACTTGAGTGTTTTTAAGAATCATGCAGATATTGGGCTCCTTCAATGGTTGCTTGATCATCAGATTAACAATGTCGGCGTAGCTAATGTTGGCCGGGCGTCCAGGTCATCCAGGATTGGTACCATTCGGTGGCACCGTCGTGGTGGCCGGTCATCTGGCGACATGAATACTGCCGTCGGCAATGTTGTCTTGGTGTGTGTGATTCTGTACTACATTTGGGTGCACGTCAAATTTGACTTTGAAATCTTTGATGATGGGGATGACTGCGTTTTGATCTGTGAGCAAGAGCACTTTGAGTGCCTTAAATCTAAGGTCATAGCAGAATTTACTCATTGTGGCCAAGTTGTGAAGATCGAAAATGTTGCTGAGGTGTTTGAGCAAATTAAGTTTTGCCAGACACAACCCGTGTTTGATGGAAAGTCATTTGTCATGTGCCGTGACCCTCGTGTTGCGGTTGCAAAAGACCTTACTACCTCGATTGATATCAGGGAAAAGGCTACATGGCGTTCTTATATGGCCACCATCGGCACCTGTGGTATTGCAATCGCTGGAGGCCTTCCAATTTGGAACTCATTCTATAAGCGGTTGCGAAACCTTGGCGGCCACGCAAAGCGGATGTGGGATCAACCAGTTTTTGACACTGGTATGTTTTGGAACGGGCGTCGTATGCGCCGCTCAACTTCGAGGCCTACAAGTTCCTCTAGGTTGAGTTTTAGTCGAGCTTTTGGCATCTCTCCTGGAGGTCAAGAGTCTTTTGAACGGTATGCAAAAGGTGGGTTTAGGTATGGTTCCCCCCTTCCGGTGGACACATTCACTCCGGGAAAATTGTTTACTACTTGAATCCAGCTATGGGGTCCTGTAGCTCACTGGCCAAATACGCTCCTTTTGGTGCTAAGTGTGCGGATAGACTTAGGTGATGATCTTGGGGAAAACCCTGCTCCAGTAATTGCAAAGCATAGAACTGGTTGGGCATCCAATCAAGTCACTGAATCTGAGGATGCGGCGAAAGGGCTGAGAAGTTCCGTAGTCGCTACCGATGACGTGCTTCCACACTAAAAGCCGAGAGACTGCACGGTCGGGCATTTATGTGCCGAGTACTGGATAGAACTGTCCAGCGGCAAATGTACTACAGGATGTACAGTCCACTTCCTACGGTGTATCCCATACAGTAGAGGTACTCTCAACCTTCACTTGTGTGTTTATTACAGATTAAATTCATGTCATGTCAAAAAGTCGAGGAAAACGCGACGGCACCCCCGCTGAGTCAGTTGCAGCTGTCCGAGCTGAGATCAAGGCTGACGAGGCTCGAATTGCCGCCGAACGTAATCGAGCATATCTTGCTCAACAACGTGCTGATCGTGCCGCGAGCGACCCCATCTACCAGCGTGCCAACAGCGTTGCCGTCCGACCCAGTGCTACAACGGTCACTGTTGTGCCAGCTGGAGGGCGCACCCAAGCTGTTGTCGGAAATCGGAGCACAACCCTTGTGTCTTCGGTGCAAGGTGGTGGCGGCCGCGCGCGTAAAGCTCAGTCGCAAATTCCAAAAGCGCTTGCCACGACCATCAACTCAGTCGTCTCAGAGCTCATGTTTCGCCTGCTCTGCCTCAAAAACAACCCAACCCCCCGCCTCTCCATTGACGTCTCAGACACCACTGGGGCCTTGAGCCCGTTCTATCGGGTCCAAGCTCCCACTGATGGTGCGTCAGTGGTCAATGCTCGAGATTTCATCGGGAACAATGAGTTTGTTTTCGGTGTCCTTGTCCGTACTTTGGAGGCTGCGGGGTGGTATTATGTTCCAGCTATCTTGGCAAACACTGATGTTCAGACGGCGCAATGCTACCCTGGATTGGACACCGCTCAGTCTGATCTCGCTGTCCCTCTCCAGTTCAACAGCGTCCAACATGCTGTGGCTGATGTCACTGGCAACGTCAAGGAGTGTTCTTTTGTTGAGTCAACGGAGCCTGACTCTGAACTTACGTTCATGGCGTTTCCTGGTCTGATTTCAACTGACCAAATCAACATTGGTACAATTGGTGGCTATACAAATGGCACCTTGTACACAATGACTCTGTTTTTCATTGGCAACAATGTTACAGAGGTTGCTGTTGCCAACGCAACCGCAACTGCAACAACTCTTGCGTTCTTGTTTCCTGCTAACTTGTTCACTGGTAATTTCTTGCCACCTGGGTTCATTGGGTTTTTGATTCGTCCCGTGCTGACCACGTCTGTGATGGTCACAAATACCGTCACCTTTTACAACGCCTTGACGGCCGGTAACGTGCCAATTCAGTACGGGAAGTTTCGATACCTACCCCACTACTTCATCAACGGTGCGGCCAATGCCAACGTTGCGTGGTTTCCATCCACGCGGCGCAATGGAGCATGGCTTGAACTGTCAACACGTGCTCCTCCAATTGCACGTGAAGGTGAGGTGGCGTCGCGTCAGATTCCGGAAGGAAGGTGCTTCTTCGACTATATCGCCGAGTCAAATGCCAATAACTTTGGGACACAAACCAATGTCATTGGTGCTCTTGAGTCAACTCAAAAGACATTCAGCGCTGAAAATGTCGAAGGACAGTACCATGCCTGGAAAATGACGAGTCAGGCTGACAAGTTATTCAGACACACAGATTCATTTGATGATGCTCCCAATTCCTACAATCCAGTGGCAATTGAGGATTTATCTGCTGGTGTTATCTGTTGTGTCAATACTGCAGTTAGTGCAACAGGAGCTGCTGCTCGAGATTATATGATGGAGATCGGTTGGGGAACAGAATTCCAATCTGATTCGTTCATGTACGAGTATCAAATGTGCGAGTATCCACCGACAGTTTGTGAGGAAGCACTTTACCTCATGACCAAGATTATTCCTGCTGGTGAGAACCCGAAGCACATTCAAGAGATTGCACAGATGATTACTGGCAAGATGAATAAAGTATCAGCCATTGCTGCCACTCCAAAAGTCAAGAAGACCGATAAGGGGTGGTTGTCTATGATTGGCGACATAGCTTTAACTGCTGGCCAGATCTCTGCGCTTGTTGCAGCATTGATGTGATCCATTGTTGATGGCAAAACACCGCATTGGTGGGCGGGTTAACGACCGCCCCAAACTAGTTATGATTGTCATGGAACTGCTGTGCTGCGTAAAACAATATATAATTGGGTGGCCTGAGAAACCATCCGTCGGGTCTTCGCCCGGGATCGAAGAAAAACAATCGCAGTAGGCGTGGTTCGTGTTATTTCATGTCTGGGTGTGTGCCAAGTGAAATGATTGTAGGTTACTTTCAACAACTCGTGATGTTCGAGAAATTTCCGTTAAACAAAATCTGACCCGACCTAGAGACCCGAATGTGTTGCGTTGTCCTTTTCAAGCAAGTACTGTGCAGATTGACTGCTGAGATAAATGTGGCTGGAACACCCAGTACTTGAGCGGTGGCCCCGCATTGGACGACGCGACCCTTAGTAGGACACTCGGCAGCGGGTTGGTGGGCGTTTTACGAGGGATGCTGACCTTTTAACAGCGACACCACGTCACTACCTAGCACAGTACCGCAAGTCACTAGCTACATAATCTGTAAGTGCTCACGCC